TGTCGAACATCTCGTACGCCGACATGTTGCAGTGGATGTCGAACGCCACCTTGGTCTCCAGCTCCTTCATGGTCGTGGGGGACATCATCAACAACGACGGGTTGTTCTCCATGGACTTCATGGTCTCGTCCAAGGTGCCCTTCATCTCCTTCTTCAGGTCCTCCAGCCTCTTCTCCTTCATGGTCCTGAGGTTGATGGACATCCTGGTGCTCACCTCCCCGTCGGTCAGCATGGACCCCTTCATGTTCTTCTTGATGTCCGAGACCACCCCGTAGATGGAGGAGTAGTGCTTCACCAGCCGGTCCTTCTTGTTGATGCAGGCGTCCACCATGTACACCTCCGGGCCCATGACGTACGACTCGAAGATCATGCTGTTGGACAGGAAGCCCAAGGAGAAGGGGAGCTCGTTGTCGTTGCAGGACAACTTGGTCTTCAAGTCCTCCTTGATGTCCTGCATCTTGTACAACGAGATCAAGAAGTTCCTGTTCAGGGCCCTGGCCAGCGTGCTGTTCACGTAGGGGGCCCCGTTGGTCATCAACCTCCTCTCGTTGCTGATCAAGGACCTCACCGCGGACTCCGGCCTGGACGTGTCGGGGATGTCCACCACGGTGTACAGGTCCTTGATGAACGGCGAGATCATCCTCTTCCCGACCATGAACACGGAGTTGAACTCCGACAAGAAGCAGTTCATCCCGGACTTCTTGTCGTTGAAGTGGATGTTGAAGCACCTGTCCACGATGCACCTGACGTAGAAGTCTAAGTACATGTAGTGGTACAGCTCAACCGACGAGTTGTAGGAGACCACCTTGTACTCCGTCTTGTCGTCCGAGCTCAACTGCACGTACTCGTTCACGGAGACCCTCATGTACTCCGAGCTGACCTTCATCATGTGCCTGCAGAAGTACCACTCCACGCAGTGGTAGTAGCTGGAGGTCGCGTGCAACATCCCCTGCCCCATGCCCGACATGAGCCTGATGGTCCAGTTGTCCTTGCTGGACTCCTCCTTCATCATCTCCAACTCCTCCTTCTTCTCGCTGTAGTTCTTCTTCTTGGCCCAGTTCTTCACCAACGCGGGGGGGAGCGCCATGATCTTGTTCGAGAAGCCCGCCAAGACCGAGATCAAGAAGCCCTTCATGTTCTTCCCGATCCCCATCCCCTTCACCATGTAGACCATCTGCAGCATGTTCATCGACGGGGCCCAGTGCGACTGGTCGGTGTTGTTGGACAGCAGCATCCTCTTGGAGTACCCGTTGGTGTCGGCCTTGGACAGGTTGTCGAACATGTTCGCCTGCATCATGTGCTTCCTGGAGCCCTCGGTGATCATCTCCATGGGCAAGCTCTCGTTGAAGGTGGTGAAGATCTTCTCGACCAGCCTGATGATCACCCTGGAGTACATGTCCTGGATCATGATCTCCCTGTTCCCCCCGATCTGGGCCTTCGGGAAGGTGCCGAAGTAGATCTCGAAGCACGTCGCCAGCATGGCCATCTCGAAGGACTTGGAGGTGTTCCTCTCCTTGGCCACCTTCATCATGGAGATCTTGTTGGGGGTCCTCTTCTCGTTGCCCTTGTCCCCCTTCTTCAGCCCGGCGAACGTGGACACCCTGCCCTCCTCCACGCTGCTGGTCATGTACATGGACTCGTAGATGCTCTCCAACATCGCCCGGGCCATCTTCCTCACGTCGAACTTGTCCATCAGCCCCTTCCACATGAGGTTGCTCGCGGCCATGACCACCTTCCTGTGGAAG